ACACGTGTGCCAACAGCTAGTACAGTGTCAGTAACATTGAGACCAGTGTACAGCAGAGCAAACTTACATAATAACTTTAATCTTAATGAGTTCTCCCAAGGATTGTTAGTTGGGAACAAGAAGAAAGGGTTTGGAGGATTCCTATAATGGCGGCGGCGAACTACAGCAAGACTAGTCCGTATGTAAACACTGAGACATTCTCATTCTTTTTAGATGTGGCAAACATACCCTCGATACCAAAAGATCCTAGTGATGTGCAGTATCGTATCGACAACATCTATAATCATAGACCCGATCTATTGGCATATGACTTATACGGTGACAGTTCTCTTTGGTGGGTTTTTTCTATTCGCAATCCTAACATACTACAAGATCCAATCTATGACTTCTTGCCAGGAGCAACCATATACATTCCAAAAAAGGATACTCTAACCACAGCGTTAGGGTTATAATCAATGGCATTCCCTACAGCTGACCAAGATTTAGAAAATAATATTTCACCTCTTCTACTAAGCACAAGCAAGAGCGAATTAACTCCTCCTGAGTTGACTAACGTCCAACGAGAAATAGGACCCGATTTTGGAGTAGAACCAGACATCAGTGATGCAGTTGAACCAGACTCTACAGACACGACTAAAACTAGCACAAATTTAGGAACGATTCCGTCAATTGACGTAACAGAGAATTATTCTAGAGAATTTCCTGATGCTGACATATCCAAACCAGTGCCCAATCCACTGCATGGGTATGCCAGCTATACCTACGGACTGAGCCTGGCTTTGATGACTGCCGACGAATACAATAAGATAGTCAAAGAAGGTGTCTACTCTCCAACCAGGGTACTAATAGCAAGCGCCGGAAGACACAATAACACACTAGGTCCTACTCAATTTATACGTGCACCACATTTTGCAGATGATTTCTATTTTGACGGTCTTGAATTAGAAACGGTGGTTGGGTTAAATGCGCAGTCTAGGAATTCTAATGCAGTGCATTACAAGTTTACGTTAATAGAACCATATGGATTTACCTTGTTGGACAGGATCATTACTCTGAGTAATGAACTTGAGTGTGACAATTATCTAGACATGCCATACATGTTGCAGATTGATTTCTTTGGTATTGACGACACTGGTGCACTTACTGGTATGATACCTGATACTACAAAACGAGTGCCCATCAGGCTAAACAAGATGGATGTTAACATGACTGTAAAGGGAGCAGAATACAGGATAGAGGGAGTGCCGTACAATCATTCAGCATTTGATCTAAGCACAGTTACTACTCCTGCAAATTTTGAAGTTAAAGCTAAAACAATATCACAATTTTTTACCAGCAGTGTTGGCTCAGATAAAAATAAAACAGAAACCACAGAAAAAAGACCAATTCCGACGATTGATATCACAACAACAAACTCGGCTCTATTGAGTCTGCAGACCAAAATTGACCTTGGCTTGGTCACAAGTTATGGTACTGCGCTAAACAACTGGTCCAAAGCGGCATATGACGCAGGCAAAATTGGAGCCAACGACACATATATTTTTAATTTCCTTGATGATGAAATAGCCAACAGCCCATTTACAACGGCCGCTCTATCAAGCCCAAAAGACACCGGTATGGCTGCAATTGATAGAACGAATTCAATATACAAATCATCAACCGGAGCAAACACCAATGATTACGATCCCAATACGAGGATATTCCAGGTAAATGCTGGTACTTACGTAGACAGGATTATAGCCTGGGTAATACGTAACAGTCAATGGATGACAGATCAGATGGTAATACCCGACGGTGAAACAGATATAGAAACATATCTTCAAAAGCAAACAGACAACAAGAACAAACCACTTTACTGGTTTAAGATCACTCCTTCTATTAGACTGCTTGAGTTTGATAAGATAAGGAAGATATGGGCCAGAGAGATAACATACAACATACAAAAGTACAAGGTAGAAAACGTTAAAGTTGACATGGCTCCCCAAGGCCAGGCAAAAACCCCAGTCAAGGCCTACAATTATATCTATACCGGAAAAAATGATGACATATTAGATGTGGACATCAAATTTAACGCCCTTTACTACAATGCACTCACGCTGTATAGAAATCTTCTAACCAGGACAACCCCGCCAGCCTCGCCCGTTGAATCGGTAGTTCAATCAAACCCCGACGGATATAACAAGATACGGCAACAAGATCCAAATGCCATAATGCCATTGGTTATGAAACCAGTTACAATAAACACAGGAACAACTTCTGGTAGTGGATCAACAACAGCAATGCAGGTAGCGATAGCAGATGTTGAAGCCAGTTTGATGACTATGAGTCAAGCTGACATGATGAATATAAAATTAGAGATAATAGGCGATCCTACCTTTATTAAACAGGATGAAATATTTTGGTCTCCAGAGATTGCGGCTGAGCTAGAAAATACAGACCCTAGATTAACCTATGATGGCAGTTTAAAAATGGACAACGGTGAAGTATATGTAAGTCTTATATTCCGCAGTCCGATTGATAGAGATGAGTCGACAGGGTTAATGAAATTTGACAGCAAGTATGAGAATAGCTTATTCTCTGGACTTTATCGTGTATTAACCGTAACTAATAAGTTTAGAAATGGACAGTTTACACAGACCCTTAATTTAGTTAGATTGGTTAGACAGCAGTCGTTGGACTATGCTCAGAACAAGGTATCAACCAGTGATGAAAGAAACAACGTTCCTGGCAAGCAAGCAATACAAGAACTATATAATCAAGGCCCAGACTTTACCCCCACAGATGCTACTGCATTAACACAATCTGTAGATGATACAGGGTCGGCACAACAGCAACAAGCAGGACGCAATAATATAGATCCTCCGTTAATAGGACCAGATCAACAGGCATTACGGGGAATAAATGAAACAGCTACTACCCAACCAATGACTGATCAGAACGAACCAGCAACATTTAACCCATTTAGGGGAGTGCCATCAGGAGCTGATGCTCCATCTCAACAAAACTCATTTGGACAATAATCAATGGCAATAGATTTTAGATCAGGCACTAAGGTAACTAGAAACTTACGGAGAGAGGATACAGCCGCCACCCGTGTTGACCCACATCCATATATTGGTATAGTTAAAAATAATTTAGATCCAACACGTAGTGGTCGAGTGCAAGTGTGGATACCAGATCTAGGTGGTGTTGAAAGCGAACCGTTAAATTGGCGCACAGTTAGTTATTCTAGTCCATTTATGGGGTACACAACAAATCCTGATCTAAGTGATGATCACGAATCTTTTACCAGTGTGGCCCATACCTACGGTATGTGGATGGTGCCACCAGACATTGGCGTCCATGTTATAGTATTATTCATTGCGGGAGACCCGTTGCGTGGCTATTGGATGGGTTGCGTAAATCCTAATCTTAGTCATCACATGTTGCCAGGACTAGCAGGCAGTACGAACGTGCGATTGGGCCCAAACAAGTTTACTAGTAATGTCAACGTACCAGTTGTAGAATTTAACGAAAATGTTACTGAAAATATAACTAATTCTGCATTCTATAATATAGCTAAACCTATACATATTCCTCAATATAATATATTGAAGCAACAGGGGTTAGACACTGACTCTATACGTGGATCTATATCCAGCAGTAGCCAGCGAGAAACTCCTAGTGCAGTATTTGGCATCAGCACTCCGGGTCGCCCAACAAATGACCCTGCTGAAGATCTAGACTATCTAACCAAGCTAAACAATAACACCCTGACTAGTGACTATCATAAAGTTAAAACACGCAAAGGTGGACATACCTTTGTTATGGATGACGGAACAAACTTGGGCGTAGACCAATTGGTAAGATTGAGAACAGCTAAGGGACATCAAATAATGTTCCACGACACTAACGAAATGATATATCTATCGCATGCTAACGGAAACACATGGATTGAGATGGACAAAGACGGTACGATCAGCATGTACAGCAAGGGCGGATTTAATGTACGCAGTGAAGGTACTATGAATTTCCATTCCGACAGCAACATCAATTTTGAGTCGGGCGGTGCTATCAGGATGCGAGCAGAGAATAAGCTACAGATAGAAACAGGAGAGACCACTTTACTACAGAACAAACTGTCAGTAACATCCACAGGAACTACAGAATTTAAATCCGGCGGACAATTTAAAATACAAGCTGATGCTAAGATATCAGTTAAAGCAGGTGGTGTATTAGCATTAGAAGGCTCGCAGATACTACAGAACAGTGGTGGAACAGAAACGGTCGATGCCGTGAGAGGCCTGAAAGAGTATAATCTGAGCGACACTACATTGAAGGGCGGTTTTTGGCAACCGACTCCACGATCACTTAACACTATTTGTACGTCAGCACCAACGCACGAACCTTACCCGAGAGGACAACAAGCAAGATTCTTTAACCCAGAAAATTCTAATTCAAGAATCACAGCACAACCAACATTCAAAGGTGCGTTTGATGCCACGAAAAATGTGGCCGGAACCGAAGTAGTCAACCCAGGTGGAACGTATGATATTAGAAACCAACCAGTGCCAACCGGTACGGTAGGTAATCTCAGCAAAGATGAACTAACGGCATACATGGCACAGATAGGCAAGAGTGAGAGCAGTGGTGATTATGCCGCAGTCAATGAATTAGGCTATGTGGGCAAGTATCAAATGGGCTACCAAGCTCTAATCGATGAGGGATACATCAAATCGTCAGTAACCAGCAACGCCGATCTAACTAATCCTAACTCATGGACAGGCAAGGACGGAATCACAGATCGAGCAACGTTCTTAGGCAACGAAACTATACAAGAAAGTGCCATGGTTGGATATACTAAGAAAAATTATACATCATTGTTAAACAATGGAACGATAGCACAAGACACTTCACCTGAAGAAGTTGGCGGCATATTAGCAGTTAGCCATTTATTAGGTGCTGGTGGTGCTAAAAAATGGAGAACAACCGGTGGTGGAGCAGATGCTAACGGTACAACCGGAGACACATATTTCCAAAAAGGCAAATTTGCAGTAGCAACACTAGCACCGCAAGTGCAGGCTGTTCAAGCAGGATAAATATTACTATGGCTAGTATCATGTACAGAGGATTTTCAACAGTAGGGCGCAATCGCAAATTCCGCCTCACGGATTTTGAGTTAATCAAACAGGATCTGATCAATCATTTCTACATCCGCAAAGGTGAGAAATTAATGAATCCCGATTTTGGCACCATCATCTGGAACGTGGTGCACGAACCCTTAACAGAAGATTTAAAAAGTGTCATAGTTACCGATATTAAAACAGTAGCCAGCTACGATCCCAGGCTAAGCATAGACAATGTAGTGGTGACAGAATATGCACAAGGCATACAAGTTGAACTAGAATTACGCTACGTATTAACAAATCAGACTAATGTAATGAATCTACAATTTGACAATCAAAATAGTACCCTAACTGCCGTATAATTAACATAGCACTTTTTAATCCTGATAAATACATTATACAGGGAAAAATTATATGGCAATTACCACAAGACAAAGCAGTTTACTAGTCGCTGAAGATTGGACTAAACTATATCAGACCTTCCGCAATGCTGATTTCCAAAGCTATGACTATGAGACTCTAAGAAAGAGCATGGTGGACTATCTCCGCTTATACTATCCTGAAGACTTTAACGACTTCATTGAATCAAGTGAGTTTATCGCTCTAATTGACCTATTAAGTTTCTTAGGACAAAGTCTAGCATTTAGAGGAGATCTAAATGCACGTGAAAACTTCATTGACACCGCACAGCGCCGTGACTCAGTATTAAAACTAGCACGTCTAATCAGCTACAATCCCAAACGTAATATTCCAGCCAATGGCCTGCTTAAGATTGATTCAGTTAGTACTACAGAAACAGTTTACGACAGCAATGGTCTTAACCTATCAGGATTAGTGATCAATTGGGCAGACAGTGCAAACGATAATTGGCAAGAACAATTTAATGCAGTGATTAATAGTAGTCTTAACACAACACAGTCAATAGGCAAGCCAAGCAACAGTAAATTAATCAATAGCATACTAAATGAAGAATATCAGATTAATCTAGTACCAAACATAACAGCTACCTATGCGTTTAGTGCCGCCATTGAAGGGTCACAGACATCATTTGAAATGGTAAGCCCAACATCAGCAGGCCAATCTTATATCTATGAAGTCGCGCCAAGGCCAACTAGCAGTTTCAACATATTGTACAAGAATGACAATCTAGGTAATGGCAGTAACAATACCGGATTCTTCATGTACTTTAAACAAGGCGGACTAAAAAGTATAGACATCAACTTCCAAGAAAGTCTCCCTAATAGAGCATACAACGTAAACGTTGACAACATTAATAATTCAGATGTTTGGTTATACAAATTAGATTCAAATGGTAATATTGACACACTATGGACACCAGTACCTAGTGTTGGCGCTACAAATATCATTTACAACACTAGCACTAACAAGAACATCTATCAAGTAAACACACGTGCAGGCGATCAAATTGATTTGATATTTGGCGATGGAAGTTTTGCAACAATGCCACAAGGTAGATTTAGATTGTACTACAGGACCAGCAACGGATTAAGCTACAAAATATCACCCGACGAAATGCGTGGAATAGTTATACCTATAAATTATGTTAGTAAAGCGGGAAGGATAGAGACTGTTAATATCCGTGCTAGCTTACGATATACTGTAACCAATGCAACAGCACGCGAAACTGTTGAAGAGGTACGACAAAAAGCACCACAACAATACTACACACAAGATCGCATGGTAACAGGCGAGGACTATAACATATTGCCTTACACGTTATTCAACAGCGTGTTGAAAGTTAAAGGGGTTAATAGGACATCGAGCGGTATCAGTAGATATCTAGACGTCATTGACAGCACTGGAAAATATTCTAGCACGAACATATTCTGCCAGGATGGTATATTGTACAAGGATGAGATCACTGACACATTTAGTTTTAGTTTTGTTACTACCAGTGACATCTACAAAGTAATTACTAATCAGATTATATCATTACTTAAGAAAAAAGATACATTACAGTTCTTCTATTCTAATTATGCACAAATTGGTGTGACAAACACGTATTGGAATAAGGCATTAGATGATACAGGCATTACTGGATATTTTTATGATGCTACTGACAACATATTACAAGTTGGCCATTATGTTAGTGACAGTAAAAAATATGTTAAACAAGGCTCTATTGTAAAATTCTCCGCAGGCGCAGGCAAATATTTTGATGCACAAAACACAATTAAAACCGGAACGCCAAACAACGCCGGAGACAAGTATTATATCTATGCTGAAATCATTGAGGTCTTAGCAGATGGAACCAATGGTGGTGAAGGTAATTTAGCCAATGGCAGTGGCCCAATAACATTAAATCAGATTGTTCCAACAGGTGCAGAGGCTATCCGGGTATTTCCAGTATTTAATAATACATTAACTACTGCTGTGACTACCAGTATGGTTGACTATATACAAGCATTCAAAGACTTTGGTCTGCGCTACGATGTAACCACATCAGCCTGGACTATAATAACACCGGAAAATATGAACAACGGTGCGTTTAATCTGTCAGCCGCAGGCAATACTAGTTCAGCTGGTCTTGATTCTAGTTGGTTAATTAGATTCCAAACAGTGGGGCAAACATATTCAGTCTATTATAGAGGGCTCCAATACGTATTTGAAAGTGTCAGAGAAACTAATTTCTATTTTGACGAAGCCGTTAAAATATACGACCCACGAACAGGATTTACCATACGTGATCAGATCAATGTATTAAAAATGAATACAAACCCAGATGATTCTAACCCATTGGCATTAGAATACCAATGGCACATTTATGACAATGTTGTCGAAACAGATGGGTATTCTAATCCCAATAAAGTATTAGTTACATTCCCTGATTCAAACGATGATGGTGTTCCAGACAATCCAGAACTATTTGAAATACTGGTAAGTCCTACTACCTTAACAGCTCAGAAATATGTCTATTTCCAAAATACCTATGGCTACGATAATTTTGTTATACAAACGTCAGTGAGCAACAGTTTAGTAGTTAGTACATATAATTCTCTTGTTGCCCTTGAAACTGCAAAAACTCTTTATCAACATGGACAATTATTTTATATTCCAAGTACTGACAAGTTCTATCAATTAGCAATCAGTGGCGCAGTTTATACAGTGTCTGTGGTTACTGGATATACTGCTAAGGTAGGAAGACAAGACATATACTTCCAATATAGACACAGCAGTCCAAATAATAGACGTATTGATCCAAGCCCAAATAACATTGTTGACTTGTACATACTAACTAAATCTTACGCCACAGACTATCTTGCTTGGTTGCAGGATACAACTAACACAGTTGTCCAACCAACAGCGCCTACCCCAGAGGTCTTAGGAACAGACTATAGCAATCTAGAGAACTATAAGACAGTGTCGGATACAGTGATATATAATCCTGCTAAGTTTAAACCTATCTTTGGTGGCAAGGCAGAACCTGCACTGCAGGCAACGTTTAAAGTAGTCAAAAACTCTAGCGTGGTTGTCAGTGATAATAACGTGAAGACTAGTGTGATTGCGGCAATCAATACTTACTTTGATTTAAACAATTGGGACTTCGGAGAAACATTCTACTTCAGTGAACTAAGTGCGTACCTCCACAGCGTGTTGGCTCCGAACATAGCCAGTGTGACCATAGTTCCAAGCAGTGCAACCGAAACCTTTGGTAGTCTCTTACAGATCAATGCAGAGTACAATGAGATTATCGTAAGTGCGGCCACGGTAGATAATGTGCAAATTATTACAGCTATTACAGCCGCACAACTTAATCAAACCGTGACAGCGTAAATGAATACTATTCAAAAGATGAGAAAATAATGGCCGCAAGAAAAAGCATAAATTTACTTCCTGGTGTATTTAGAACTGATGTTAACGAAAAGTTTCTAAATGCTACAGTAGACCAGCTAGTTAGTGAACCATCACTAACAACTCTTTATGGCTATATTGGTCGTCAATTTTCTCCAACATATCAGAAAGGTGATAGTTATGTTACTGAAGGAACAACTAAACGTCAGGACTATCAGTTAGAACCGACTACAGTAATAAAAAATACTAAAGACGAAACAACATTCTTTGCTAGTTATTTAGATTTCCTTAATAAGGTTAACTACTACGGTGGATACACTAATAACCACAGTAGGTTATTTGCCAGCGAATACTACAGCTTTGACCCACAGATGTCATATGACAAGTTTGTAAATTTTGGACAATATTATTGGTTGCCTAATGGCCCATCCACAGTACAAGTAAACACAGGTGGAGTTGAACTAATCAAAGGTTATACAGTTTCTCGCAACGATAACCAAAATCAATATGACTTTACTTCTGAAGGAGTACAGAACAACACATTGATATTGGCACGAGGTGGCACATACACCTTTACAGTAAATCAGTCAGCTGGATTTTGGATTCAAACAGAACTAGGCATAGATGGATTAATTAATGTTACTCCAACAATTAGTAGTAGAGGGGTGTTGGGAGTAGAAAACAACGGAGCTAACGTTGGTACAGTAACATTTACAGTGCCACAATCAGATGCCCAAGATAGATTCCTAGCACAAAATACAGTAGCAACTGTTGACTATGCACTTCCGTTGGCATTTTCTAAAGTACAAAATAGATTACTAAGTTCTTTCTTAGAAGAATTTCCACAGTTTGCTGGACTTGCTGGTCAGTTAGACGGTAAGACTGTAGTATTTGTTTTACAGGACCAATTAACGAATGTAGAAGATGCGTGGACAGTAGCATACGAGAATAGTGGTGAATCAGTTGAATTTGATTTTGGGGACATAGTTCCTGAGGGAAGTAGATACGGCGTGTGGGAAGTACAACTAATTACTTCCGGTAGTGATCAGCTTATTAATATATACCCAACAACTAGTATACCATTTGATAATAAAGTGTACGTCAAGTCAGGCATAAACTATGTCAACAAAGAATTTTACAAAGAATATACCGCTTTCCTCGAACCAGTTCCAGTTATATCCAGTATCTTAGATACGCTATGGATCCAAGACGGTGAGAGAGCAGACATCTACACCAAGATTAAAATCGTAGAGTTTAATAATTTTACCATTGACGTTGACAATGATATTTTAAATGAGTCTACATATACCAGTCCCAATGGTATAGAATTTACCAGTGGATTAAAAATACAATTTGACAATGATGTTACTCCTGCCTCATACCAAGGAAAAACATACTATGTAGAAAATGTTGGAGAAGCAATTAGATTAGTCGACGAAACATTGTTAGTAACCCCTGAGTTGTACAACGACGAAGTAGCAACAAACTACCCGTTGCAACGTGTAATGCTGACAAAGTCGACAACAGGAATAATCCCCGGAGGTACAATAATTACAGTTGGCACTAGCTCAATTGAAGTTTACACCGATATAGCGATCGGGTCAACAAAGATAACTACCCTTGACTCAATAGCAAACATTGATAAGGGACAAGCAGTAAGTGGGCACAACAGCATAGCCTCAGGAACAACTGTTTACGAGGCTTTTCCGGATAAAGTATTTCCAGACTATATCACAATAAAAAGAGACGCATTAGATCTAAATGCATGGTCACGTAGTAATCGCTGGGTACACTCTGCAGTCATTGAAGCCACAGCAACTTACAATTCTGAGATATTAGTTCTCTCACAAGACTTGCGTGCTCAACGTCCTATAATACAATTTGAAGGTGACCTGCAACTATTCAACCATGGACGAATTGGTAAGCGGCATATTGATATTTTAGACACTGTAATCACAGACGCTTTTACAGAGCTAGAAGGTAAAACATTAACAACAGCATTTGGCATCACATTGTTTGATGGCATGCGTGTACTATTTGCTAACGACAATGATCCATTGGTAAAAAATAAAATATATGTTCTTAATTTAGTACAATATGAAGTTGACTCAGATGGTGCACCAGAAGGCACATTCCATATCAACTTAACTAAAGCAGACGATGGTGATGCGGAAGAGTGGGACTCAGTAGTAGTTGGTGCCGGTAGATACAAAGGCAGTGCCTGGTGGTATAACGGAACACAGTGGAATGAAAGTCAACAAAAAACAGCGGCACAACAAGATCCATTGTTTGATGTTTACGATAATAATAATAGAAGTTTGTCAAACACTGACTATTATCCACGCAGTAGTTTTGTTGGAACAAAATTATTTGGATATCAACGTGGAACAACAGGAACCAACGACAGTGTTTTAGGCTTTCCGTTAAGCTATAGGAGTTTTAATAGTCAAGGTGATATTCTTTTCTCTAACTATTTTAATACTGATAAGTTTGATTATGTGATTGACCAAGACGTTACAGAAAAAAGTACTAATATTGGATTCTTGCAGTCTATACAGTCTAATAGGACAACCACACCTAAAAATACTTGGCACACAGTCAACGAACCTAGCAAGCAATATCAGATATTCGCATTTGAATACGACGGAACAAATAATCTATTTGCACTAGACGTTACGCCAAAAAATCAAAATGTACATGGGTTCTCAGATACGATTCCTTATGTTAAAGTTTATCAGAATCAAAAACTACTAAAACAGACACAGTGGACTATATCAGCTACAAACAAGATAACGCTGAATACTACGTTGGTCCAAGGTGATACTATTAATGCATTAGTTTATAGTGATCAAATTAGTAAAGAAGCATACTATCAAGTTCCTTTAAACTTAGATCTAAATGCACAGAATACTGATATAACGTCATTGACGCTTGGACAAATTAGAAATCACGTTGTGGCATTAGGAACAAATAGCACGGCATTAGTAGGAGACATCCTTGGGCTATCAAATCTAAGAGACATAAGCATCACTGGCCAAGGTGGTAGTATATTACAACACAGTGCACCTATTCCTTATGCTGAACTATTCCTGATAGATGACAAAGCAAACTTTGTTGATGCAATTCAATATGCACAGAGAGAGTATGCAAAATTTAAGAACAAGTTTCTTGAGTTGGCGGTATCATCTCCAGGCATAGATTCGTCAGACCCTGTCGCTAGCGTTGACATCATACTTGCACAAATAAACATTAATAAGAATGTTTCATCACCATGGCATTACAGTGACATGATTCCATACGGAACATTGAAGAACGTTATAACATACAGTGTGTTTGATCCGTTTGTTCTTAGTTATGAAATTACAAATGTATTTTCGTCCACAACATTAACTAACCAAGCAGTGTTAGTATACCTAAATGGCACACAATTAATATTAGGCAAAGACTACTCATTTGATGCCACAAGGCCAGCAGTTACCTTTGATGTTAATTATGTGACATTTGCTGTTGGTGACGTAATAACCATGGTTGAATATGCAAATACTGATGGTTCTTACATACCAGAAACTCCGTCGAAACTTGGCACATATCCAAAGTTTATGCCAGAGATTATTACTGATGACACTTATAGAACTGCGATCACTGTGATACGTGGTCACGACGGTAGCATTACACCTGCATTTAGTGATTACAGAGATACCCTGCTTCTTGAATTAGAAAAACGTATCTACAACAACATTAAATTACCAGACAGCAATACATATCAAAATGAATTGCTTTCTGCAATGCCAGGCAAGTTCAGAGAATCTGGATATTCTTACTCAGAGGTGTGGAACGTTACATCAAAAGGGTTTATGACCTGGGTTGGCAGGAACAGAGTTGATTTCAGTACTAACAGTTCATTCCAAAGTAACGAACCGTTTACATGGAACTATTCAAGATTTGTTGATCGCATCGACGGCGAATACCTGCCAGGCAGTTGGCGTGCAGTTTATCAATACTTCTATGACACCATATATCCACATATCCGACCATGGGAAATGTTAGGTTTCTCAACAAAACCAAATTGGTGGGAAGACCGTTATGGCGCAGGACCATACACAGGCGGTAACAAACTGTTGTGGGATGATCTAGAAGCGGGTCGAATATACGGTGGCCCGCGGTCGTTGGTTGACATGGGATCGGGGGTTGGTATAGATACAAACTATGCTCGTCCAGGACTGTCACAGATTATTCCAGTAGATCAAAACGGATACTTATTAAGTCCAGAGAAAGTAGTGGCGTTAGCATCAAATTCTATAGATGCCGCAACATCTTGGGCAACCGGACAATTGGGGCCAGTTGAATGGGCGTGGAGAAGCAGTAGTGATTATCCATATGTCTTGCAACAAGCTATGGCATTACTTAAACCAGCAGTGTATTTTGGCAGATTCATCGACACGTATAATATTCGCTACAATACTAGCTTACGCCAATATCTGACATTTGTTAATAATCATCATGTTAGACAGGATGAGATAGTATACAATGGTTATATAGACCCATTATTACCAACAGTCATTAACAGGGGCGCCGGTTATCTAAATTGGATCGCTGACTATTTAAAAAATCTTGGCATAACACCGTCAGTAAAAATTAATACAATGCTAGAAAACTATAATGTTAAATTAGCATATAAGATGGCAGGATTCAGTGATAAGAAATATTTACAGGTTCTAGCAGAGCAAAGCTCACCAACAAGCACCAATGCTAGTATCATGATTCCAGATGAGAACTATGACGTCTTATTGAATAAGTCAACACCACTTAGCAAATTAACATACAGTGCTGTAATTGTTGAAAAATCAACAAATGGCTTTAGTGTGCGAGGCTATGATTTACACAAACCTTACTTCACTATCATTCCCAGTATTGCTAATAATAATGGATATGGCATTACGGTTCAAGACGAAACAGGATATGTCTTCAATGACTATCAGTCTGTAAAATTAACAGTACCATACGGTTATGAATTTAAGACCATACAGCAGGTAGTTGACTTCCTTATAAGTTATGAGAGACATCTCATAGCACAGGGCTTTACCTTCAATGATAGAGATGGTGATCTCGGTGAAACACGTAACTGGAAATTAAGTGTTAGAGAATTTTTATTCTGGGCACAGCAAGGATGGAAACCAGGTAGCATATTGGTATTAAGTCCAGTTACAAATAGTATAAAAGTAGTAACACAAGGTAACATAGTTGACGGCATCGAAGACAGTCAACACGGTAGTAAAATCGTAGATCAAAATTTTAATCTAGTAAAAAATACTGGATATCAGATTACACGTAGTTCTAATAACTTTAGTGTTACATTATCAGATGACAATGTATTGGCCCTGGTTGAATTGGCCCTGGTGCAGTATGAGCATGTGTTAGTCTTTGACAACACCACAGTGTTCAATGATGTGATATATCGTCCTGAGTTAGGCAACAGACAATTTAGATTAAAACTCATTGGGCAAAAGACAGACCTTTGGGATGGTAGCATGTATGCTCCAGGATTTGTTTACAACAACGAAACCGTACCAGAATGGCAAGTCGGGGTTGACTATCTTAAAGGCGACCTAATCGTATACAAAGAGCAATATTATGTAGCTTTAAAAAATGTTCCCGGCACGACAGAATTTAATTTTACTACCTGGAAACAGATACCTAAATCAGAAATAAAATCTGGATTGCTCAGTAACTTCTCAACTACTGCTGTTGAGTCTCAAAGTTACTATGACAGCTACGGCAAGATACGCGATAAAGATCAGATGGCATACAGTCACGGTCTAATTGGATATAAACCAAGACAGTATCTAGACGACCTAGGGTTAACTGAAACAACACAAATTGAATTTTATAAAGGTTATATAAAACAAAAAGGAACAAAGAATGCGATTGATGCATTAACTAAAGCAAACTTTAATACACTTTCTAGCAATATTAATTATTATGAAGAATGGGCGATTCGCACAGGCGAGTATGGCGCGATAACTTCTAATCCTTATGTTGAAATTGCTCTTGACGAAAAAGCAATATCAGTTAATCCAGCTACTATAAAATTTGTTGGAACTGATAATGCTAACGAAGGTAATGGATTAGACACATTTAATCAAGGCCAACTTTATAAATTCTTTGATCAGTCTGGCGCTAAATTCAATGGCAATATTGCCATCAATAGAGATAGCCACAGTAACTATGACAACGACATCTTAACTGCTGGATATGTTAACATTGATGACGTAGATACAACAATATATGACATAGCTGACTACTCTACGTTAGATAATTTAACTGATGTCATTGGAACAGGATATACAATATGGACTGCTAAAGACTTTACAGGAAAATGGAATGTCTATAGAGTGTCTGAAACAAACAATCAAGTAGTATTATTAACTAATGCCTTAGATGGTTATGTCACTTGGACGTCATCAGGACAGCACGGACTAGTTAAAGACGATATATTTTTAGTACGTGGGTTTGATGTTAATTTTGATGGTTTCTATCAAGTGTACAAGACACCCGACCTTAAGAGAGTTACAGCACAATATCTTGGTAACCCTGACAATCTAGACGATCTTAATACATCCAATGGCACTGGTATGTTGTTTGTGTTAGATAGCCTAAGATTTCAATACATGGAAGATTCTAGGGTATTTGGATTAACTGATCCTAAACAAGGGTGGCGTGTAGGTGATAAGATTTGGATTGATAATGACGGTGAAACCACAACGGCGCAAGGGCAACCTTATGATGTACCAAGTGGTGGCTGGAAGGTATACGAAAAAACTAAACCGTGGGATTATAAAGAGTCCCTATTAAAATCTAGTTCTGAATATGCAACTAATGGGTACGGCCAATCAGTTAAATTTAGTTATGACGGACTTTTAGCAACAGTAGGAAGTCCCTTTGCAAATACTGTTCCGTACTATAGTGGTGGTGCAGAAGTGACCACTGGTCGAGTTAATACATTTGATAAAAATTATGCAGGCAATCTTGTAGCAGGCACTAGTTTAGTGCCAGCCGCTGGTAATGCAATAGTGGTTACAAGTGAATTTGGGCACAGTATTGATCAGGCAGTTGAGAAGGTTGCCATTGGTGCACCTGGTAGCTATGGAAATATTGGTTTAGTATATCTCTACAATAGACCTGCAGGAACTACTTCATTCAATGAGCCACAGGTACTGTGGAGCAAGGATGTTACCACAACCGGAGATAGATTTGGGTCTAGCATATCACTAAGTGAATATGGTGAATGGCTATATGTAGGCGCCCCGGGAAACGACAGAGTATATGTATACGGATTAAACACTCACGTATCATCAGAACAAGATATTGTATCAATTAATAACCGTAACACCCTACGACTTGACGGTAATGTTGCTGCCTTCGTGGGAGACTATGTTACGTATCCATTAACTGGAGCAACAGCTAGAGTAATATCAGCTGGTAACACAATTATTGGAAGTAGCTGGGCATCAAATATTGTAGTTGACACCGCAGTTGGATTTGACATAGGAAATGTAGCGGCTAACATATCAATTAATTCTATCGACTCCTCACTGTATGCTGAAACACTTTATAGTGTATCAAATTTGAGTGTCATCGGAACATCATTTACACCATCAGTAGCTAATGCGGCTGATTCACTATTAGTCAGAAATTCAAACAGGACGTTTATTCCATATTTAGATTATACAGTGAGCGGAACTAGTATTAGCTTTAAAGAAAATTTAACTCAAGACACTTACGTGATTACGCAAGCACCTTACTATGTATTAGCTAACGTCATCCAGGGAGAGAGCGGTAGCGCATTTGGGTCCTCAATGGATTCAAGTCTTGACGGCGCACAACTAGGTGTTGGCGCACCCAATGCTAATGTTTTTGTAGCTGGTGAGTGGGTACAAGGCGCTGGTGCTGTTTATGTATATGACAGAGTTATTGAAGCATTTGCAAGTACAGGGACATTAACATACACAACAACAGGAACAATCGATTTAGTACACAAAGTGTCAATTGATGGAATTACTGTTGAGGATTACCTTCCACCCACCATTGGTGGTACCACCCTAACATTTATTAATCCGCCTGCTTTAGGACAAGTTGTTTATATTGAAACTAATCAGTTCAATCTATTAGAACAATTAATTGGAGTCGACAGTCTAACAGGTGGTACCGATGCAATACAAACAGGCGCGGCGTTTGGCACTGACTTAACTATTTGTTCTAACAACTGTGCAATCTATGTAGGTGCACCTTACTACGACAATGGCACAGCATATAATACAGGCGCGGTTTGGAAATTCCATAACAGGGGCAGGCTATACGGAACTAACACCGGTGAAGCGTTGAACCCGACATTTACCCCCGGTAACACAATTCGTTTAGACAACTACGAAATAACCCTTACTGGAACAACATTAGACTCGTTAGTTGATGACATCAATACTGCTGACATTCTTGGAGTTACTGCAACAAATGCCAATGGATATTTAAAATTAGATTCAGACTCAACAGTTGCTAAAAACTTATTAAGAATATTGTCAGGATCTAGCAATGGTGTTCTACAAGATGCTGAAATGAAAGTATTTGCATTTATGCAAATCATAGTAAGTCCGCATAATGCCCAAGGCGAATACTTTGGTAACAAAGTAGTATTGGCACAAAATGCTTATATGTTAGTAATTGGTAGTGAACGTGGCACTACTAAAGCAGACGCTACATTTGACGACAGCGAATTGACGTTAGATGATGACAGCACAATCTTTACAGATGACATTAACGGCAGTGGCAGTGTTTATGTTTATGAATTATATGATGACCCACGTAATGAAGTAGAAAATCCTGGTAGGTATGCATTTGCACAGCAACTTAATCTTCCAGACATAGACGGTAATGTTTTAACACCAACTGATAGATTAAATTCAGGTGATAGATTTGGGGCCGCCATAGATGTAATGGGCGGACAAATTGTAGTATCGGCACCGGGTGATGACACACAAGGAATTGACACTGGAAGTATCTATGTATTCTCAAACCCAGCAATGACACGAGGATGGAATCTTATAAGATACGAACAACCTAGAGTTGATGTTGACACAGTTAATAGGATGTTCTTATACAGTAAAGTATCCAACACCATCTTAACTAATTTAGAATTCATCGACCCTGCAAAAGGTAAGATATTAGGTGTTGCAGATCAAGAAATTTCCTTTAAAACTGAATACGATCCTGCTGTTTATAATCGCGGAGCAAAGGCAAACTCTGCCTTCCATTGGAGCGATTCACAAGTAAATCAAGTTTGGTGGAATTTAGGACAAGTTCGTTTTGTTGATTATGAACAAAGTAATTTAGAATATCGTAGTATTAATTGGGGAAGACTATTCCCTGGCAGTCTAGTAGAAATCTGTGAATGGGTAGAAAGCACAGTGTTGCCTAGCCAATATGTTGATGCTGGATATGACGGCATACCAAAATATGCGGATAACAGCAACTATGTTGAGGTGTCTAGGGTAAATCCAATATCAAACATTATTGAAAGCGTTTATTATTTCTGGGTCACTAACAAAACCAGCCTGACAGGTAATGACGAAACTAGAAATTTATCTATACAAACAATTGCAAACTATATAGCCAATCCTAAATCACAAGGAATTGCTTACTCAGCGATTATACAAAACAATGCAATCATAGTGTATAATGTTAGCGAATATCTATCAGCACAAAATACCATATTACATCTTGATCATGACCTGTTAAAGAATTCAAGTTTAATTCACAGTGAGTATGAATTAATACAACAAGGGAACCCAGTTAATCTAATCCCAAGTAAGATTGTTAACAAGATGATAGACAGTCTATCTGGAATTGACGTCAATGGCAGAACAGTACCAGACCCTACATTAAACCCAGCTGATAGGTACGGGATTGACATCCGACCAAGACAGACTATATTCAGTGATAGATTAAAAGCAATGGGTGATTTGGTCACTTATGTTAATTCTATATTGATCACTAAACCTATAGCACGTCAATATGATCTAACACAGATGCTTTCTGAAGAGGCAAAACCTAGTATCAAATTGGGCGAATATGATATTGCTATTCCAACAGAAGTAGAGTTGCCATATATTAATATATCCGATTTGTTAACTGGATATAAAGTATTAGTAGAGCAAGATACCACGCAGGATAACCTGTGGGTACTATATGAACTACAAGCTGATAACACTTGGGCATTGGCAAAAATACAAAGTTATAAAACTAGCCTTTATTGGTCATATGTTGATTGGTATGCCGCTGGGTATGATGCCAATGAGGTCATTGAGTATGTGGTTGATACTCTCCCGGATGCATTAAAATTATCTGCATCAATTGGTGATGAAGTTTTAGTTAAAGTTACAACAGCTACTGGTGGCGGATGGAATTTATTAACTGTTACCAATGACGGTACGTATGCAACGGTTGGCATACAAAACGGTACCATACAACTAAGTAAGTCTTTGGGTAATTTTAGTGATAACGGTATTGGCTTAGGTAATCAAGGATTTGAAGCAAACAGGTTTGACCAAAGCCCAAACATCGAAACAAGGTATATCATAAATGCACTGCGAGATGATATATTTGTTGGCGAGTTACAGGGAGAGTTTAATAAACTATTCTTTGTGATGATTAATTATCTATTCACTGAGCAACAATATGTGGATTGGGTATTTAAAACAAGTTTCATTAGCGTAACCCATTATTTGAGAGAGTTAGGTCAACCGGCCAATTATATCAAAGACAATTTAACCTACTATGAGAATTACATAGAAGAAGTAAAACCATACAGGACTAAAATACGCGAGTATCTAACAAACTATACTCGTAACGATTCGTTTGGCGGAGATCTAACTGACTTTGATCTTGCACCATATTATGATCAAGATCTAAAACAGTTCCGCAGTCCGAGTGGCGAGTATGTTGCAAAAGATAGTTCACTGTGGTCTACAGGATATCTAAATAACAATGGCGGATTGGTTAACATTGATTATCCAAATTGGTATAACAATAGAACTTTTGTTGTTGACAACATAATTATAACCAATGCAGGCAGTGGATATACTAGCATACCTACTGTAACTATATCAGGCGGCGGGGCTAACGTACAAGCAACAGCCACAGCAACAATCAATGGAGATACTGGTTCTGTAACTAGTATAACTGTGGTAACTGAAGGCAAGGATTATGTAACAACTCCGACAATTACAATCAACGGAACAACAGTTAGTAACGTTACTATCATAGGTGGCAATGCAAATATAATATCAAATACATACACTGTTAATTCGACCAATGGGTTATTTGTTGGGATGTCGGCCAACACTGCATTCACAGCCAACACTATAATAGAAAACATTGATCGTGCAAATCTTAAAATAGTTATGACGACAGCTAACACAAGTGTGTTCACTAACACAGCAATCAGCTTTGGGTTTACAACAACCACACAACAAGGCACTCCGGCAACTGCTTACGCTGTGTTAAAAAATAATAAAATAAGAACATTTGACACCACACTGAAATTTGATAGAATCTCTTATGGTACATCCGTACAACCTTGGCAAACAAATACATTCTTTGAATCCAACACTATCGTAAGTTACGGAAATGTTGGCTACCAAGTAATAGCAAATGTAACCACAAGTAACTCATTTGTTACCAGTGAGTATACTGTTTACTCAGCGGCCGATTTTGATAACGCCAACGATCGAATCATGGCATATTACAGTCCGCAGTCAGACATGGCAGCAAAAGATTTAAATCAATTGATTCCTGGAATTGAATATCCAGGAGTGCAGATACAAGGATTAAACTTTAATCAACAACCTGGATTCAGTGGAGAAATACTAGCTAACGTAACATTTAGCGGAGCCCATGGATTAGTAGCAGGACACACAGGCAATGTAATCATACAACCAGAAGCTGACATGTACTTAAACTTCTTAGCTGATCATATTTTTACAGTTGATGGTTCCACATCTGCTTACCCACTCTACAGTGTCTTTACAGCTAACATTGGGGACTTTATTACACAACCATCAACTGGTGCAAATGCTATAGTGTATGGTAATGCCATTGGTGCAACACAAGGCAATGTAATTAGTTCAGCAACAGCCTACTTTATTAAGAATAATGATTTTACTTTTAACACTACAGGAAATATATTCATTAATGGAGATACTCTTCTATCTTCTAACGTATTTGCCGGCAACACTAGTACATGGTCAAATGTTTCTATTAAACCAATATCATCTACTATTGCATTAACTACAGCAGTCGAATGGCCAGTGCTAGATGCTAATATATCTGTAACCAGAGTATGGTCAGCAGTTAAAGTGCAAGGTACTATTAAATCAACAGCGGACTTTGTGTTAAGCAACACATCAATCCGCAATGGTAACATCAGGGTAGATGGCACATGGAGAACAGTATATCCAACAGCCGTTGATTTTATAAGCTCTTTATCTACACCATACGACTCAACAGTGTTTGACGCAGTTGAATATGACGAAGACGGTAATGAGATGCTTAGCCAAAATGCTGTAGACACTATCATCCGCAGTACTTACACAGACACAGCGTTAGGTAGCAGACCTGAAGACATTAATGTAGATGGCGGAGCCTATGTTGACCGTTGGTCAAGTCATGCTCCAGAAGAACTAGTGCCAGGCATTGTATTTGACACGTTAAATATGCGAGTATTTACGTCAAATGTCTCTACCTATACTAATGCTAATGCCACTGTAGGGTATAGAATATTCACTGATATATCAGGTGAAACAAATTTTTTAAGAATTGCTGACAGTTATAGCACAACAACAGCTAAAGAATTGTTACGCAGTGATACTGAGATTTTTCTAAATAATACCGACATACTTATTACACCAGATCTAGGACTTAACGACCCTGGTGTAATCTTTATCAATGGTGAACGAATAACTTACTGGAGAAACTATGCCTCTGAAGTTGTAGATTGGACAGCCAACACTGCTTATGTTGACAGTGCAGTAATTAGATATGACAGCAATGTTTATGTAGCTACTGCAACCATTTCTGCTAACGCAGTATTTGACACAGGCAACGTGAGAGCTATATTCTCTGCTAACGCAATAGGACAAATACGTAGAGGTACCTGGGGGACTGCAACAGCAAATATAGTGCCTAATGGTAGTAGTGTTACTGACGGCACTCCAAAAACACAGCGAGTGCCAAATACTGCATTTGGAACTACTACATTAAGTAGCAATTTAACTGTTGGTAATGCATACGTAAGAACTATCTTAGCCGGAACAACATTGGTCACATCAACCACCTGGCAGAATCCAGGAACTGGAACAGCCGCAGATGGCACAGGATTCAGTGGTGGCGAAACAGTACAAATACTGTTCTTAAAAGGTCAACCAGCTGACCACGAAGCAGATTTAATAGATCTACCAGCAGGAACATTAACAACAGAACTCGGAACGTCAGCTCTCATAACTGAAGCTTTAGACGATGTAATTATAAAAGAATAAATAGTGTATAGGATAAGAAATTATGGCAATTAAAATAAGTGAACTGGCGAATCTAAGCGCCTGGACTGATGCAATTTATGTTCCGGTGGTTGAAACCGCGGGTAACACATTTTCTACGGTTAAATCAACATCAAGTGCATTAAAAACGTATGTACTTGGTACGATCCCTTCCGAACTTATTACACTGACAGCTAATACAGTTCAGCAAGCTACACAGTTGTATGCCACTGAAGTAGCCATAGTCACAGCAAACATTGGCCAGATAGGTTATACAACAAATGCAGTAAACACAGCTAACATTGGTCAAATAGGTTATACTGATAACGCAGTTACTACTGCTAACATTGGTCAAACAGGTTATACTGATTTTGCTAACACAGTCCAAGATGGCGTAATAACATCAAGAGTAAACACTGCTAATATTGGACAGATAGGTTATACAACAAATGCAGTAAACACAGCTAACATTGGTCAAACAGGTTATACTGATTTTGCTAACACAGTCCAAGATGGCGTAATAACATCAAGAGTAAACACTGCTAATATCGGACAGATAGGTTATACTGATTTTGCTAACACAGTCCAAGATGGCGTAATTACATCAAGAGTAAACACAGCAAACATTGGCATGGTTGGATATATAGATTACTGGTCAACCTTTGCCAACACCGTACAAGATGGCGTAATAACATCAAGAGTAAACACAGCAAATATTGGGCAAATTGGATACACAACAAACGCAGTAACCACAGCAAATATTGGTATGATTGGATATGTAACTGATGCTGTTTCTGCCGCAGGTGGTTACAGCAATGTGCAAGTGGCAACTTATCTACCAACATACACCGGCACAGTTAAAGCCGGCATTGTTACTGTAACTGGTAATGTAATTGGTGGACTAGGGCAATTTGCCGCACTTAACTCAACACTTATTGGTAATGCAACTGCGGCCGCGGCAACATTCACAACATTGACTGTGCCAGCTATTGCAAAAAATGGGTCAAATGGAGTTGGTGATATTGGCCAGACCGGTAATAGATTTGCAACAATATATGGTGTTGCTACGTCAGCAGAATACGCTGATTTGGCAGAAAAGTACGTAGCAGATGCAGATTATGAATCCGGAACGGTATTACAGTTTGGCGGTGAGTATGAAGTTACAATAGCATCAGATGATACTAATAAAGTAGCAGGAGTAGTGTCTACCCAACCAGCATTTAGAATGAATGATGAACTTGTAGCTGACCATGCGGTAATGATAGCATTGCAAGGGCGTGTACCATGTAAAGTACAAGGTAGTATAAGCAAAGGGGATATGCTAGTGTCGGCTGGCAATGGCAGGGCGCGATCTACAAACGATCCAAAATTTGGTACTGTTATCGGGAAAGCGTTAGAAGAACATGAAGGAAACGACGGCATAATAGAAGTAGTTGTTGGCCGATTATAAGCGATAAATAAGCATATGGATAACAAGAAGCAAGAAGAGTCTATGGACAATCAAACAAAAATTAAACAGCCTGATGAACGAAGTGGAATACTTCTACAGGGCCATATCAAGATATTTGATCCTGAAACAGAGGAAATATTTGTTGATAAACGTAATGCCATTCATTATGAAAATATGAGTGAAGCATTGGCTCTTAACATAAGCAATAAAGACAGTCAATTTATTACAGAGATGCATTTTGGTAACGGCGGAACTACTGTTGATCCAACTGGGGTTATTACATATCTTCCTACAAACACTAATGTGCAAAATGCGGATCTATACAGTCCGCAGTATTACAAGATAGTAGACGATACAAATGCGGCAAATACTGATCCTACTAGGAACAAGATAACTGTCATACACACACCTGGATTGATCTATACTGATATTGTGATTAGTTGTCTGTTAGACTACGGTGAGCCAAGTGGGCAAGCTGTTTTTGACAATAGTCAAAATCTAAACGGTGATTTTGTATTTGACGAACTAGGACTTAAAGGGTATACTTCAAGCGGAGTAGGGCTTGGAAAATTATTAACACATGTGATTTTCAGTCCAGTACAAAAATCAATGAATAGATTGATACAGATTGATTATACAGTACGAATACAGACATTAACAAATTTAACATAGAAATATAATTTAGGAAAAGGAAATGGCTTACACCATAACTAAAACAGACGGAACCTCGCTAGGTACTATAACAGACGGAACCATTAATACTAGCTTTACTAGCTTGACATTAATTGGACGTAATTATAGTAATTATGGGCAATTTATTGCCAATGATCTAGTTCATATTATAGAGAACTTTGCGTATTCGTCAAGTCCTAGCAATCCGCTAGCAGGACAACTATGGTGGGATACCGGTACTGGTAGATTAAAAGTATACACAGGGTCAGCCTTTAAAGTTATCAGCAGTGCCACAGTGGCAAGTTCAGCACCTTCAGGATCAATATCGGGTGATTTGTGGTTTGATTCTGCTAATGCACAACTATACATTTATGATGGTGCAACGTGGATCCTAGTAGGCCCACAACGTAACGGTAGTGGTGCTATTTGGGAACAAATTACTGATACCGGACTAGTAGTACATGACGTACTAAGTGTAAAATTAAATAATGCAAGAACAGAGATCATTAGTTTAGACACCGAGTTTACTCCTAATGTTGCTATCACTGGATTCTCAACAATTAAAACAGGTATCAATGCTAATACCAGCGTAGGAAGTGCTACATTCTGGGGATTAGCAAACAACTCATCATACCTAGGTGGACAACTAGCGGCAAGCTATCTACGTTCAGATGCAAATGATACAGCTACAGGTGCAGTAACATTAGCTAACCTAACCATTGGGCTAGACAGTAACCTTACAATAGCTACAGATTCAATTGGCAACGCAACTGTTAGAAATACAAAATCAAATGGCGACATGAACTTCTATCTTAATGTTGGTGGAGTTGACACAAACACGTTACATCTAGATGCTAACGCAGGTATAGCAAGAATGGTGTCAGTAGCAACAACAGGTGAGTTAACCGTAGGCACAACAGCATCAGTAGGTGGTGCGTTAACAGTAGCAGGAACTGGTGCATTTACCGGAAACTTGACAGCACCAACACAATCAGCTGGTACAGCAGACACTACAGTTGCTACCACAGCATTTGTGGTTAATGGTTCAGCAGGATTGTTTCCATACAAAGTTTACAACGGAACTACACATGTTTGGACTGATACAACGTCAGTAAACGTAGTAGTCAGCGGAACGACAGTAGCGACAGCTAGTAGTAGTGGATTTAATCTTACAAATGGTGCGACAGCAATTACACAAACAGATGCCTACAATGGTACTGGTAATGCTAGAGTAGCAACAACACAATTTGTTAAGACAGCATCAACTTGGTGGGGTAATAGCGCACATAGAAGTGCTAAGTGGGTTAGTACAGCGGCACCAGACGCAGGCGTTAACGATGTTGGGTCAAATGATGGTGATATTTGGTTCCAACGTGAAGCATAGTATTTAAGATAAATAACATATATAATTAGGTAATAAAAATGGCATATACAATTACTACAACAGCTGGATCAACGTTAGCATCGGTTGCAGATGGCACCGTAAATAGCACGGCTACGAGTTTAACCTTAATTGGTAAGAACTATGCCGGTTATGGTATTTTCTTAAATGAAAATTACATCAAGCTATTAGAAAATTTTTATAATTCATCAGCACCAACACAACCACTAGCAGGACAGCTATGGTATGACAGTACAAATTCACTGTTAAAAGTATACAATGGTAGCCTTTGGAAACCAATTTCAAGTTCGGCAAGTGGTACTACACAACCAGCAAGCCCAATTACTGGTGACTTATGGTACGACTCAGCTAATGCACAATTAAAAGTATGGAGCGGAAGTGCTTGGATCACTGTTGGTCCTAGTTACACAACTACATCAGGCACCTCGGGTACTGTTGTTGAAACAATATTAGACGGTGGCGCGGCAAGTCATGTAGTTGTTAAATTCTACATTAGTAATACAGTGGTTGCGATATTAAGCAAAGACGCAACATTTACTCCAGCAACAGGAATCAGTGGATTTACTACAGTAGTTCCAGGATTTAATTTAAGCTCATCGATATCGGGAGCGGTGTTTACTGGTACAGTAACTAATGCATCTTCTTTGTCAGGCATTACAGCCAGTCAATTCTTACGCAGTGATGCGGCGGCTAGTACATCATATGCATTAACTGTCGGACAACTGTTAGTTGGAAGTGATTTAACAGTTTCATCTAGCTCCGGTGATATTAATGTAGTCAATGGAACCAGCAACAAAGACCTAAATCTATATGTTAATAAAGGTGGTGTAAGTACTAAAGCCCTCGGCATTGCAGGAACTACTGCTAAACTTACAACATCAAATGATTTCCAAGTTACAGGTGCGACCACATTGAGTGGTGCGACAACATGTAGCTCAACATTACAATTAAATGGTATAACAACTGCGGCGGCACAAATTAAACCGTCCGCAGACAACACCATTGAGCTTGGATCAACATCTTTAAAATTTGCAAACGTATGGGCTACAACATTCCGTGGCACTGCTATTACAGCACAATATGCGGATTTGGCTGAACGTTTTGAAGCAGACAATTCTTACTTGCCAGGAACAGTTGTTGAACTTGGCGGAGTTAAAGAAATTACAGCGGCAATGCAAGATTTAAGTGACACGGTGTTTGGAGTGATAAGTACACGTGCAGGGTTTTTAATGAATGGCGACGCGGGCAGTGATGTTACACATCCACCGATAGCAATGCAGGGAAGAGTACCGGTTCGCGTAGTTGGTAAAGTGAGTAAGGGTGATCGATTAGTATCAGCAGGCGCTGGACTAGCACGGTCAGCTTCGAGAGATGAGATTACAGCGTTTAACGTCCTCGGACGTGCATTGGAAAGCAAAAACACAGCTGGCGAAGGCACCATAGAGGCCATAGTTAAGCTAAATAGTTAATATAATTATACAAATTACACAAATTACACAATTAGGAACAGCGTAAAATGGCATATACAACAGGTGAATTAATACAGGCGCAGGACTACAACTGGTTGACCTGGGGCGGAAATACAAGCGGAACATACACTACTAGTATCAATAATCTAGCAGTAGTTTGGGGACACGGAACCGGACTTTATGGCTACGGACAGGATGTGTCAGCAATTAGTGCCCTTAGCGTAGCCGGCGGAGTAACTGCCACAGCCGCTCAATGGAGTGGGTTTGTATATCATTTAAATAAAACATTAAACCATCAAGGCCAAACACCCATAGCTAACGGTTCAAACGTTGGTATAGTCGCTGGTGCAACAATTGCGGCATACGCCAACGTAGCAACAGCAGTTAATACTGTCGTAACTAACAAAGATACATTTGCATCACAAGGGTCAACAACAACTGGCGGAAACCTTGATGACGCAATAAGTTCGACAACAGGCCTAGCCATTGCAACGAACTATGACGCTAAATTAACATTTGCTTCAGCTCAAGCGGCAAGATACTTCTTTAACGCAGGTGGTCAATTAAATTACAGAATTGTAACAGTGGATGGTGGAGGCAGTGGAGCAGAATCGAGCGTTGATCGATTGATCACTGGCATCGGCGGTGTTGACTTTAAACAAACAACTAACGGTGGACGTACTGGGTCTGGCATTACCCTAGACACCAATCTTACCACACATGGTTATTTTGACAACACCACTAGTGCAACCATCGTAGTCCAAGTAACTGACACCACAGCCGCATACACTGACAGTTATGGTCGACTATCAGTGTTCACAGACGATGCTACTACTACCGATGGATCCAAGGGTGCAACAGTAGTATTCCGTATAAACTTATATGTGTCAGATGTTCCATGGGATGACACAATATCAATGACACTACGTCACAGAGTAGACATAGTTTATCCAGAAACAACATATTTGGCTACAACTTGGGGAACTCCAACATCAGCCTTAGCATAACATAACAGAAATTTGTTATCAAAAAGCACTCTACGGAGTGCTTTTTTTTGCCTCTAAAAACTGACCGATAAATAGTAGTATGAGCGAAATCAATGAACTAGTAGAACAAATCAAGCAGTCAACGGATTACCAAACTAATAAACGTATCTTACGTGAGAAGGTTAAGACAGACTTACACGTAACACACAACAATGGTTTATTTTTGGTTACCACCGAATTAATTGCCTTCCTGGCCACGTGGCCCGACGACGAACTATTCCTGGAAGACACATATCAAAATCCGATTAATATCAATAGACAAGAGTTTTTAACCAAATGTCAGGAACACTATCAAATGGTAATGAATACTTGGCATATCGAGCATGAACAACTTAAACGCCAACGAAAAGTCTAGAGGCGTCCTGTTATTTGCCTTTAATACCGACACTGTTGACTATGTCAAAATTGCAGAGCGTGCCTCACGATTAATCAAACATACCTTAGGCTTGCCAGTTACTATAATAACTGAAATGCAATCTCCGCAGACCAATGTGAGATCAGGGTATGCGCGAGGTACCCAATGGTTTAATGGTGATAGATATCGTGCCTACGAACTTAGCCCGTATGACGAAACTATATTAATGGACAGCGATTATTTGGTGTTAGATAATAATCTTATTAAGATAATGGACACCCTTGACGACTACAGGATAATGACCAACAACCAAAGCCCAAGAGCAAGCCAAGATGGGGACATGGGAATACTAAGCCTAGATTTTGTTTGGGCTACTGTTGTGGTGTTTAAGAAAACTGCAAAAACTAAGAAGTTATTTGATCTGGTGGGCAGGATCCAACGTAATTATCCGTACTACGGAAAACTGTACCATTTAAGAGGTAAGACCTTCCGCAACGACTACGCTTTTGCGATTGCAGATAATATCATTAACGGATATACATCTAGTCCTGGCATACCATGGATCATGTTGACCATGGAAAATCTGATAGATAAAATTGAGATAAACAAGAACATGTTAATAGTGAGAGAAGCGACTGATGCACACGTCTTTGCAAGGCAGTCGATGCATATTATGGACAAGGACTATCTGCTATCTGACCAGCATGAACAATTTGTGGATATGATATGCCAAGAATAGCGGCAAAAGGATTCTTAAGCATTGCACAGAATAGTGATGTAGACTATCTACGATTGGCCTACGCACAGGCCATGAGTATTAAATTATCTATTCCCGGTAGCCAATATGCTGTTATAGTCGACGAACCAACCCTTGCTCAAGTAACAGAACAACATCGAAAGGTATTTGATCACGTGATAGTGATGCCTGTTGATCATGCTAAAGATGACAAATGGAAATTGGTCAACGAGTGGCAGGTATTTGCGTTAACTCCCTTCAAAGAAACAATCAAAGTAGAAAGTGACATCCTGTTTACACGTAGCATTGAACATTGGTGGACAGCATTTAGACACCGTGACGTGGTATTAAGTCTAGGTGCCAAAGATTACCGGGGCAGACCGGCGCAGTCAAGAAGATATAGAAGAATATTTGATGCCAACGACTTACCAGATGTTTACAATGGGTTGATGTACTTCCGTTATAGCCAAACTGGAAATAACTTCTTTGAGTTAGCCCGTAAGATATTTGCTGAATGGAACACTATTAAAGAGAACATACTAATTAATTGCAGTTACGAAGAGCCAACAACTGATTTAATATACGCTATAGTGGCAAAGACTATTGGAGTTGATCAATGCACTTTACCTAGTTGTGACTTTATTAATTTTACCCACATGAAGAACGCAATTAACCAATGGCCTGAAGATAAGACATGGCCTGAATTGGTGTTAACTGAGATTGATCTTCCTATGCTACGTATCAATAATGTTAATCAATATCATCCATTGCACTATCAAGAAAAATCTTGGGTTAGTGACCAACTGATTGAGAGGTATGAACAATGTTTACTGAATTAGAATATCAGGAAGCCATGAAACAATGGCCAGAGATAATACCAGAGACTCTGGAATATAGATTGCATTATGATGAACATGGTCAGATCTATTTGTGTACCATGCAACAACATCCTGACGACACACAATATTTGGTAGTAGATAAAGATCTCTACAGTAACTATTGGCGATATGAAATAGTTGATGGAAAGCCTAAGATCATTGACAAACCCACTGGATATCATGTACAATTAAAGAGTAGCGACAGTGGATATCGCGTGGTCAAGAATCATGCAGGTGTCTTGTTGGAAACGGAAACACATCACGACGTGGAGTACTATGATACAAATAGTTGATATAGCTGATTTAGATTGCATCTATTTAAGCTATGATGAGCCCAAGAAGGAAGAGTTTTGGATCAAGATACAGAACATGGTTCCATGGGCAAAACGTGTGGACGGAGTTAAAGGCAGTGATGCCGCACACAAAGCCGCGGCCGATGCCAGTGACACAGATCGTTTTGTTCTAATAGATGGTGACAACTTGCCAGAATCTGAGTTTTTTAATTTACAATTAACCTTAGATGATGATAACAAAGATGTTGTGTTCCGTTGGAAGGCCACAAACAACGTAAACGGATTGATGTATGGCAATGGTGGAATGAGTTGTTGGACTAAAGAATTCATTTACAACATGAAGACACATGAGAATACAGATGGAGATGATGCTACTAGTGTAGAATTTTGTTTTGATCCTTTATACTGGGCAATGAATGACTGTTATTCAACTACATACCCTAACGCAACACCCTTTCAGGCATGGCGTGCAGGATTCCGTGAAGGGGTCAAGATGTGTTTAGACAGAGGAACAAAACCTAAACTAGAAGAATTTAAACAAAAAGCACACAGTCGCAATTTAGACCATTTAACAGTATGGCATAACATAGGAGCTGATGTGGAAAATGGATTATGGGCAATGGCAGGTGCCAGATTAGGTACATGCCTAACGATGTTACATGATTGGGACTATACAGAAGTGCAATGGTTTGACTATTTAGAAGAAAAATGGAATAAAATGAAAGA